GCCAATAGCTTGTTTGCTTTCCAGTTCAACGGCTTCTTGTCCTGCGTTGTTAACAATATAGTCTATTGCGTCCTCTCTAACACCTTTTTTCATTAGCTTAGTTCTTAGGTCATGGGTAAACTGTCTAGCACTAAAGTCAGGCATTAAATTTCCCATTACTTCAATTAGCTTTTTAGCATTAGCACTTTGCGACATTTCCACAACCTTGTCTTGCTTTGCCGCTTGATTTTGTGATGTATTATCACCGTTGACAATTTCCTGTTTATCTGCTACGTCCTGTGCTTGACGTTGATTACTTTGATTGTTAACAACATCTATTGCATATTTTGTAGCAATTGGCTGTGTCTTTGAGAAGTCACTAATTGCCTGATTGATAATATCATTGGAATACTTATAGTCGGTAGGTGTGTTGTCACCCTCGGAAACCGCTTTACCGATATAGGCTTCCAAGGGTATAGATTTTTTTCCATTATTACCGCTTACACCAATAACATTTCCGTTGTTGTCTACTATTGGCTCGCCTTGCGATAAAGAATTTAAAGCACTTGTTTGGTTTACATTGTTTAATGTTCCTTGTGGAATGTTGGTTGCCTGTGCTTCGTTAGCAGCAGTAGAAATATAATCTGTATTATCGTTTCCATTAGCGCTTATAGTATAAGTATTGCCTTGCTGTTTCTGCTTGTTTAAATCTCCATAGTTGCTAGTCATAATAGTGTCGCTACCATTAGATGTAGAGATAGGAGAAGTACCGTTACCATTTGTAGAAATTATCTTGCTGTCTAAATTTTGCGGTGTATCATTACCGCTAACAGAAATTACATCAGGATTTTGAGTGTTGTTTCCGCTAACTCCAATTGCACTTCCGCTATTGCTTATGCCATAATCGTTTAAAGCATTTTGCAAATATTGGTCGTATCCGCTATTTGTGGTATCGGTTGATTTTTCGTCTGCTCTTGCTATTGCGTTGTTTTTCATTTGATTGCCCCAATAGCTACCAACGGCATTTCCTAAAGCAAACCATGGGTCGTTCCATGCTTGTTGTTCGTATTTGCTCCAATTGCTTTGGTTTCTAGCCATTCTATTAGCATAATTTTCATTTATTGCTTGTGTACTTACTTTTGCCATTTTGTCCTATCCCCCTTATATAATTTTACCCATATAAGCGCTTGCAGCACCGCCAACTAAACCGCCTAACAAGCCACTTCCACTGCTTGTCTTTTGTGTACTTGTTGACGTTCCTTGACCGCTTAATGCACTTAAAGCACCAGTCGTAGAACTGTTAAGTCCTGTACTCATATTCCATTCTGTGACAGAGGGTTGCAAGGCTGCTTCTTGTGCTGCTGCTGTTGTTGTGATTGGCTGACTTGCCATTGTGCTTTGCTGTCCTGCTAATCCGTTTAATGTGGAAATATTGTTTAAATAGTTTTCTGCCGTTGTGCTTGCTGCGTTCTTGCTGATGTCATTCAATGCCTGATTGGTAACACTACTATTGAGTACCCCTTTTCCTGCTAAACTGTTAAGGGATTTACCCATTGTATTTTCCAATGTACTTTGAATTGCACTTTGCATATTATCCGTATAAGAACTAGGCAATTCACCATTAATTAAGTTGCTAACTGTTCCTTGTGCATTAGCTATCTGGCTTTGTGCGTTGTTGTTCAAAGTTCCATAATTGGCTTGAACGCTGTCAGAAGCATTTACAAATTTATTGGCTGCGTCCGTATTTAGCATTAAAGAATTTGGTGCAATAGCGTTAGCATAATTAGCTTCTATCTGCTGCAACTGTAATTCATATTCAGTTGGTGTATAACTCGTTGTGTTGGTAGTAGAACTTCCTTTACCACCGAATAATTGTAAGTCTACATACATTTAATTTACCTCGCTTTGCACATAATAAGCATATCTTTCTTTTTCGCTTTTTGCGTTGTTACGTTTCCATGCAACACCTATCGTTAAAGATTTGTCATACTGATTTGTTCCTGTCGCTCTGTCTAAATATCCCTCGTCCTTGTTATAATGCCTAAAATTAATTTTCCACTTCCAAAATCTTATATAAGGCTCAATTGCTCTTATGCAAACTGTCATTAAATATTTTCTGTTGTTTTCCTGGCAAAGTATTACACCAAAGTCATGCCAAAATTGTGCGTCACCGCAAGTTTCATAAATAACAACACAACCGTCAATCAATGATATTTCTGCATATCCCCTATCCGGCACATAATATAATCTAAGATGTCCGGCAATTGGTACTGTATGTTTTTCACCTGTCTTGTTTTCGTATTCTGTTATCCATTTATCTAATGTCTTTATCATACGTTCACCGCATTAACCAATATAGCGTTTACGTTAAAAGGTACTGTACTGGTTATTCCTACTTCTATATATCTTGAATTTGTGTATATCTCTTTTACTTTTCTAGCTAATGGAAATTTATATTTAAAACTTTCCTTGATAAGTCTTATTGTAGCCGTTCCGCTTGTTCCCTCTAAGATAATATCCATTCTTCTAGTAAAGAACTTGTCTTGCGCTAATACTTGCCTTGTGACAAGAGTTTGCGATATAGGTGTACCGTTGTCACTCGTATAGTCAAAACTCCACCTATAAATTGATTTACCGCTTGCTACAATTACTCCTGTTTGGCTTTCTGCCATGTCTGTTATATTCATACCAAAATTAACTTCAAACCCACTATCCATATTGTACTGATAAATAAAGTAGTGTTGAGTGTTGTTGTCATTTGGTCTGATAATCAACTGACGTTTGGATATAATGTTCCACATCTTAGGATTATGTACGCTTGCTGATAACAGTTTATTAAATTTATATCCAACCTCATTAACCGCAAAATTCCCATAGTTTGAAGTGCTTGCTAAATTCTTTAGTCCGTTTTTTGTTAAAAATATTATTTCATTCTCTACTACCTTTATGCTATCTTTATTAACGGCAAAAGCTAATTGATTGGTATTCTGAACATTCCAGTTAGGACTTTCGCCGCTTAAATCGTAAATCAATCCTTGTGTCTTGAATATCATTAAATCATTAGCTAAAGGCAAACACGTTGTAATATCACCGTCATCTTTATACCCAATTTCTAGCCATTGGCTAGAGCTTTCGTCATTACTGTTATTAGTCCATGCGTCTGTTGAGTAGGGGTCGCCTATTGCTGAATAGTAAAGATTATCGTCACCCTGTTTAGATGTTGCCAATCTTCCGTATCTATAAAAAACATTATCGCAATTCTTAGAACTATCAATTGTCTTTAATGTATTATCTGCATAGTCAATGTATTGTAACTTGCTCCCACTAGCAATAAAACAGTTTCCACCGAACTTCTCAAAACTCGGTGTAAATGTTCCGTTTAGTGTTCCTGTAAATGTAGGTGTTCCGTCTAAGTCTGCGATATAAACTTGTTTCTCGCTGTCTATAACTATGTATCTGTTTACTGCCTTGTCATACCATATATAGGATATGTCATTAGTGAAAGTAAGAATTGGTGCTGATATACCGCCCCTAGTTCTTAGCCTTGTGTAATCGTATTCCATATTGATTATGCTCTGTGCGTCATTACTTCCAATCAACATAGGCGGTAAAGAAACATTTATACCGCCTGTGTAATCGGAAAAATCGTATTGAGTTAGATTGTCGTTTCTTTCTATCGGCATATTATTCTCCCAATTTTACTTCCATAATCTTTATACGTTCTTCTTGCTGTCTTATTTTGTCATGTGCGTTTTTAATATCTTTCTCGGCTATGTCTATTCTTTTGTCTGTTACTGCCATTTGCATACTAAAATTTTCTACCGTTTTCTTTAGTTCCTCTATTATTCTTGATAGGTCTTTTACTGCTTCGCTGACTGGCTTTACATAAACAAAGTCAACCGTATTGAGTATCCGTTTTACAAAGAGAAACACAGCACCAATGATAGAAATTATAGTAGCAACTATGCCAACGATTATTCCAATTGTTTCTAGCATATTGTTCTCCTTGAAAGACTATTTACCTCTGCCACCGCAACCTTTTTTCTTTTCTAATAGCATAGTGTTCACCACCTTTCGTTATAAACTGTTAAGGTTTTACAGGCCATGTGATATTAAAGGGAAAGCCCTCTTGCTCTGGAACATCTCTTAACGCTTTGCGGTAAGTTTTCCACGCTTCTAATTTATCATTTGGTCTGTCGCTTACTAATTGATTATCACAACTGGATAGCAACTTGTTTCTGTAATTTCTTGCTACCTCTGCTGCGTAAATCTCGTCATTTTCTGCTACTGCCTTGATATAAGACTTTTCTAACACATCTTCTTCTTGGCTTCGGTTATAATCGTAAGACGCTCTTTCTCTGCTTTCTTCCAAAGTCTTTTTTTCAAATTCCATTCTGGCGCTCTCCTTTTGAATAAATAATAGTAAAATCTTCTCATTCTAATTACTTGCCAATAACACTTCTGCTGCAATATGCAGGATTGCCAACATTGATAGCTATTTTCTATCTGCTCTATTGATATTCTTCCCTCATTAAGTAGCTTCTTTTGCTTACGCAATTTTCCTTTCCGTTCCCAAACGGACTACCGCCGTTGTGGGAACATTTTTATTTTAAATTTAGCTTAAACGTGAGTGCGGGAACGGATTATGCAATCGGGGGCGATAGCGTAACCGTAATGAGCAGTGTTGTGGCTGAGAACACCAGCCGTATCAACTACTCGAACATTATAAGCGTAGCCAACA